TTTATTGATAGGAAGGACTACGGAGTGTGCCTTACCCTCTTCTTATGCAGATGAATTAGACCAATCATATCAGGACGAGTTAGATAGATGTTTAATTAGATACTCTAAATAATCAAATAAAACTATGGCTACGAAAAGGAATTGATGACCCTTACAATACAGTAACACACGAAGCAGTTCATGCTATAAACTATATTTGGGAGTACATTAGAGAAGATTCTAAAGAAGAAGTCTACGCACATTCAGTTGCCAGTATTGTTAAGGCATACGAATTGAAAACAAAGAAATCTAAATTGTAAAAATAACAAAATGAAAAAAAACTAAAAGGAATTGGTTTTATAAACTATGGCTTTTACTAGAAATACTACACTACAGAAAAGTACTAAACAAATGCGAGGATGGTTCTACTGCTTACTTTTACATAGCAAGAGAGTATAGAGAGCTAGTCGAAGAATTAAAAAACATTAAGTAATTTTTAGAAGAATAACAATGAAACACCTGGATTTATTTTCTGGATATGGAGGTTTTACAATTCCTGCTAAAAAATATGGTATAGAAACAATTGGGTTTAGTGAGATAGACAAGTATGCCTGTTCTGTATTAAATTATCATTATCCAAACATTAAAAACTATGGAGACATCACAAAAATCAAAGCAGAAGATTTGCCAACTGTTGATATTATCACAGGGGGAAGCCCTTGCCAAGACTTATCAGTTGCTGGAAAAGGTGCTGGACTCAATGGAGAAAGAAGTGGATTATTCTTTCACTTCATCAGACTCATTAAAGAAAAGCAACCTACTTATTTTGTCTGGGAAAATGTTAAAGGAGCTCTTAGCTCTCAAAGAGGCTGGGACTTTGCAAGAGTGCAGATTGAGATGGAACAAGCTGGGTATGATGTATGGTGGCAAGTTCTCAATGCCAAAGATTTCGGGGTCCCACAAAACAGAGAGCGTATCTTTACAATCGGTATTAGAAAAGGAAGTGGAAGAGAAATACTATTTGAGCAAAGAGAGCCAGGACAAAATATTGGGGAAGCTGGAGCAGTAATATATAGGGGTAGACCTAATATGCCGTACGAGAAAGGAAAAAGAACACTAAGGTATGAGAAGTATGACAACGAATGCCCTGCACTTACTCAGAATTGTGCAGCAGGAGACCAAATGAATATGGTTGCAGTAGACATAACAAGGAGAGCCAAAACAGGGTACAAACTTAGAAAAGAGAATAATGTAGGTACAATAACTTCTACTTATTACAAGGGTATTGGCAATGCAGAAAGACCTGGGGTAATAGTCCATAACCTACAACCTAGAAGTCAGATAGCTGTCCCTATGAGATGGGCAAGAACGGAGGAAGGTAAAAGAGTCAGGAGAGAGTTCAAGGAAACACTAGGGAAGGATTACACACCATTTGGTGGTGGGGCTAGAACATTAACAGAAAGTAAAGAAGATATTTCAGGATGCTTGACCAATGCACTGAATAAAGATGCCTTGTTAAAATACGGAATACGAATCAGAAGATTGACACCAGTTGAATGTGAAAGATTAATGAGTTTAGAGGATAATTGGACTGCTAAAGGAATAATTAATGGAAAAGAAGTAGACATAAGTGACACTCAAAGATATAAAATGTGCGGAAACGGTTGTGTAACCAACTGCGTTGCATATATTTATAACTTAATAATAATAAGAAAATGAGAGGGTATCCAATTAGTAAGGGAATGCTAAAGGTAGATGCTGGGTGGCAGAAGTCGAAAGACCTGCGAGGTTTATTTTCATTTACCTGTTTACACCGTAGGAGGTGCAATTCCTCCCCCTCTCAATATCTAAATTAAAAAATTATTAAAATGTTCAAGATACAAGTAGAATTAAAGAATTACAGCAGGAAGGCTGATAGGAGTATTGGTTTGAAAGTTGATAGCTTGTATGAAGTGGGAAGTCAAGATATTGCAGAGATAGATAGTCATTTAGGTGATTATGGGATTTTAATTTTGACTGATACTCCGATTGGTAATGAGGTTGATTTTGATGTAAATAAAGTTTTAGAAGATTTGCAACCTGATAGTGATTTAGTTAAAAAGAAAACTCCAAGTAAAAGGTTTAGAGATATTTTATGGAAGTTACAAGAACAAAAGCTTGGGAGAACACCAACTGAAGAAGAATTTGCCAAATATTATAAAGCAGAGTATGACAAGATTTGTGATCATTATCTTAATAAATTTGATGATATTGATATAAATTAGTATATAAGTTATTAAAATAAAAATATATGTATAGTATTTCTAAGGTGGCAAAAAAGTTTGGTATGGATTACACGACTGCTTGGGCTAGGGCTCATTCTAAATATGCAAAAGAAAGATGGGGCGTTATATTTCGGGAATTACCTGATGGAACAAAAAAGCCGTATGTGCCAGAGTATAAACTTTACTTATGGCAAAAAGACAAGTATGTTACGAAGCCAAGCAAAGAAGAATTAGAACAATATGAAAAGAATGAGTAAAAATATTCAAATTGTTCTACTATAAAGGTATAATATAGACATAAGTTTAATAAGATTTCAAAATGGAGAAACACCAGTTTAACATTTTCCCAGAGATAGTTGGAAGTGATATGGAATTACTAAAAGAAGACATAAAAAATAATGGTTATGATAGTAGATATCCAATATATACATTTGAGGGAAAAATATTAGATGGTTGGAATAGATACAAGATTTGTAAGAGACTAGGAATTAAGCCCATATATAAAGAGTTTGAGGGAAGTAAAATAGAAGCATTAGAGTTTGTAATGAGAACAAATAAAAGGAGAAATCTAACTTCAAGCCAATGGGCAGTAATAGCAATAGACAGTGAAGAGATAGTAGAGGCAATAAAGAAAGAAGCAAAAGAGAGCCAGTTGAGTGGGTTGAAGCACCAGCCCTCGTTTGGTAAAAAGTTACCAAACGAGAAGATTGAGGTTTCAGAGAAATTATCTAAAATATTTAATACCAACAATCGATACATAAAAGAGGTCGCTAGGATTAAAAGGGAGAACCCAGAGGCATTAAACGAGATTAGAAGTGGTAGGAAGACAATTAGTGAATATAAACAACAACAGAAAAAGGAAAGATTTCTAAAGGAGAAACAAACCTTTCTTAATGATATTGGAGGAGAGGGCATTATTGAGGTTAAGATTGGAGATTGTCTTGAAGTATTAAAGAAAGAAAAAAGGAAATATGATTTAATATTGTCTGACCCACCTTATGCAATAGATTATAAGAGTGGTTGGAACAATTGGGATAGGATAGAGGGTGACAAAAAAGAAGATACAATAATTCTTTTAGATAATGCATTCAAGTTGTCTGCTAATTTGCTTAAAGACGGGGGCATATTTATATCTTCGGGAATATAAACGAGATAGAGATAATAAAGCCAATCTTTCAAAAATATTTTAAATTAAAGAATATCTTAATTTGGGATAGAGGGGTGATTGGAATGGGTGATTTAAAGACCTATGGGAGAAGTTATGATATTATATATTTTGGGTATAAGAAGATTATGAAGCCTTTGAATGGAAACAGGGATAGGGACATATTGCAATTTGAGAGAGTTTCACCAAGCGAATTGATACACCCAACAGAAAAGCCAATAGAGTTGCTAGAGTATCTAATTAAAAAGTCTACACAAAAGGGAGATTGGGTGCTTGATATGTTTGCAGGAAGTGGAGGAACATTGATAGCGAGTAAGAAGCTGGGAAGAAATAGTTTAGGTATAGAATTAAACGAGAAATATATTAAACATTTATTATAATGGGAATAACTAAAGAAGGAATAGAAGGAGAACAAATGATGTTAAGTCTTTTAAGGAATAGGGGGTATAAATGTTTCCAGCCAGATGTAATAGGCTTAATAAACAATAAATATTATGTGTTTGAAGTTAAGCGTCAAGATAGGTTTAATGCCCCACCCTTTGAAGGGCATGGACTACCACTCTGGCAAGTAAGAGCAAGGCTAGAGTTTCAAAAGGCAACTGGTGTAATTGCTATACTTGTTGTTTTTGACAAAGAGACCAATGAAGTGTTTTATCAAAGGTTAGATGTGTTAGAGAAAGGGAAGTATTTTGATACTAAGAATAAGGATAAAAATAGAAGGAGAAGAGTATATCCATTAGAACAATTTGAGAAACTAAATGGGAGTTTGCTATAATATATAAAAGGCGAAATGTAAGTTTATATTATTGCTCTAAAAGATAATGAAATGGCACACAGAAGTTAGAAAAATATCCGGGTTAAAAGAGTGGGAGAATAATCCTAGAACAATCTCAGACAAAGCATATCAGAGATTAAAAGAAGCTATAGAGCAAAGAGGATTTCACGATATTATTAAAATTGATGAGAATATGGAAATTGACCCACATTATACTTCTGTAATCATTGACCGTTGGGAAAAGTTTACTAATAAAAAGGCAGTTAAATTGAATTAAGGTTAGATTAAAAATGGTGAAAAACACGAAGAAAAACACAGGAGGAGTAACAGGGAAGGGTTTTGATGTTAGTGGGCAACCCAGCCCCGCGGCAACGAGTAAAGGTTGGGAAAGAAGGAGAGAGGCACAGAAAATACTTGATGAGTTTATGAGACAGGCGGATATGAGTTACAAAGAAATCAAGGATTTGTTAGACGACATTAAGAAGCACCCTGAAAACCATACACTAAGGGAAGTAAAAATAGCAAATTATTTAATGAGCCAGAAGTATACGGTAGACTGGTTAAACAGGCATATTAGTAATGCCCCTCAGGAAGTTGATATTACTTCTAAGGGGAAGGCAATTAAGAAATATACATTTGAGATCGTAAATGCAAAAAATGACAATGAACAATCAGAAGCAGAAGGAAGAGAAGATAATAAAGGCAACGCATCTGTTGGCGGACACGATTGAGGCATTTGAAAAAGGATATAGAGTTGTTGAACATTCTGGAGGCAGTCGTAGCAGCAAAACGTATTCTATCTTTCAATTTCTTTTAGGTAGAGCAATTCAGGGAAAAGGAGAAACTTTCACAATAGTTAGGGATAAGTTAACTTGGATCAAAAGCACACTATTGGTAGACTTCAAAAACATAACCGATACGATGGAGTTAGAAGTCACACCAGAGATAAACTACAACAGAGCAGAGCAGGTATATATTGTAAATGGCAGTGAGTTTGCATTCTTTGGATTAGATTATGCCGAAAAATTACACGGAAGAAAGCAGGACTGGTCTTGGATAAATGAGGCATTAGAAGTAGAGAGAAATCATTTTGACCAGTTAGAGATGAGAACAACAAAGGGAATGTTAATAGACTTTAATCCTTACAACGATATTGGCTGGGTTTATGATATTCAAAAGCGACCAGATGTACAAGTTATTAAGTCTACTATGTTAGATAATCCTTTTTTAGAAGAGGCTATCAGAAAGAAGATATTAAGCTATGAACCTACACCTGAAAACATTAAGAACGGTACTGCTGATAATTATATGTGGCAAGTGTATGGATTAGGAGAAAAAGCAAGGTTGCAAGGATTAGTATTTAATAACTGGGATGTTGTTGAGGATATTCCTGACGGTACAAGGTTTTTAGGGTATGGATTAGACTTTGGATTTACTAACGATCCGACAGCGCTAGTTGGATTATATGAATATGATAAAGAGTTATATGTTGACAACCCCATTTACAAAACAAGGTTGCTTAATCAAGATATAGTCAATGAGTTAAAGAGATTAGGTATTAGTAATGCTGATCTAATAGTTGCGGATAGTGCAGAGCCTAAGAGTATAGAAGAGATAGCATTAGCTGGATTTAATATACAAGGGGCATATAAAGGACAGGATAGTGTGAGATATGGAATAGATTTATTAAAAAACTTCAAGATGCATTTAACCAGAAGAAGCATTGAAATGGAGAATGAACTGAGAAAATATAAATACAAAGAGGATAGAAGCGGAAACATTCTCAACGAACCTATTGACCAATTTAACCACACAATAGATGCACTGCGGTATATTGCCATAGAAAGGCTAGGAAATAGGCAAGAGGTGCAGATATTTAACAGGGAATTGCTAGGTTTGTAGATCGGATTGTTGATAATGTTTTGTGAAAATGATACGATTATATATAGTGAAGAAGAAATAAAAAGGGATTTATTTTATTCTTTTAAGAAATGTATACCACAGATAAAAATGTTTTGGATAAAGAATTAATTGAAAGTGCTATTGAGTTTAATGAGAGTGAAAAAGAAAGGTTTAACAGATTAGAGAGATATTATAGAGGACAGCATGATATACTAAACAGGATTAAACCTAGAACAGCAAAGAATAACAAGATAGTTATTAATCACGCAAGTTATATAGTTGACGCATATACTGGATACTTAATGGGAAATCCTGTTGACTACAAAATATCAGAAGAATATGATGCAAGTATTGTTTTAGACCAATACAAAAAGCAAACTATTTCAAATGTTGATGTGGAAATTGTAAAAGATTTGGGTATTTTTGGAAAGCAATATGAGTTAGTTTACAATGTAGAGAATGACACAGAAAGTGCAGACATTGATAACAGAAATTGCATTTGCGTTTATGACAATACCGTAAGACATCAAAAGATGTTTGCTATCCTTTATGAACTAGGAGACAAAAGGGGAGAGTATAAAAATGTCAAAGTATATGACAATAGTTTTCTTTACAATTGTTCAGATGGAAAGAATATAATAATCGGAGAGAAGACACCACATTTGTTTGGCAAAGTACCAGTAATTGAGTTTAGAAATAATAGTGAATTGTTAGGAGATTTTGAGCAAGTAATGAGTTTAATTGACGCTTATAATACCTTGCAGTCGGATAGAATAAACGATATTGAGCAGTTGGTTGAAAGTATTTTGGTTGGTTATGGAACAATATTGACAGATGCTCAGATGCAGGAACTGATCAATAATAGAACTTTATTTGGACTGCCAAAAGATAGTAAAGTTGAATACTTAATCAAAGCGTTGGACGAAGGACAGTTAGATATTTTGAGGAAGACTATTGAGAATGATATTTTCAAAATAGCAAAAGTCCCTAATATGAGTGATGAGAACTTTGCTGGGAATGCCAGTGGAGTCGCTTTGAGCTACAAACTTTTACTATTTGAGCAAAGTACAGCTAACAAAGAAAGGAATGTAGAGCAAGGGCTAAAAGAAAGATTTGAGTTATACAACAACTATTATGTAAATATTGGCAAGATGGAAAAGATACCATTGCCAGAAGTTGATGTGGTATTTAAGAGAAACCTGCCACAGAACTTAGTTGAGTTAAGCCAGATAATAGTTAATCTTCAGGGTTTAGTTGATGATGAAACATTAGTAGGACTTCTACCATTTGTAGATAATGCAAAAGCAACAGTAGAGAAGAACAGAGAGGAAGAGGACGAAAAAACCAATAGAATGCTGGGAAACTTTGGAACATCTATACCTAGCGGAGAAGTTGTAGAAGGGGTTGCTAATGAAGATTAAAAATGGAAGCCACTGAACAGACAAATATTGTTTACAATCCTGCCACTGTTGATTACTGGGAAAGCAGGGCAATACAAAGGCAGTTATTTTCAGAGTTAAAAGGGAAGGATTTAATCGCAAGGCTTATGCCGATTTATCAAACCACTTTAGATTATGTGAATAAAGAGGTAGAAAGTTTGTATAAAAATTATGGAAAAGATGGTGCTATTGATGTTGCTAAAATGCGAGAGAAGTTAACAGGAACTGAAAGAAGTGAAGTATTAAGAGAATTGAAAATGAAAATAAGATTAGCGGGAAAAGATCCTAAAAAAATTATTGATAAAAACTTCCTTGTTAAATTGAACAGGTTAGAGGCGATTAAAGAGAGGGTTTACTGGAGCGTTAGAACAATGATACCCCAGATGACGGAGATACAGGCTAGGACATACAGTGAAATTATTCAAAATACCTATTTTTTACAGAAGCAAGAAATTAAACAAAGGAAAGGAAACTTTATTATGACAAGGTTTGATCAGATAAACAAAACTGAAGTTCAAGGGCTTTTAGAAGAAAAATGGTTTGGTGGAACCTATGGAGAAAGGACTAAAAGAAACATGACGGTTTTTGGAGAAGAGTTAAGAGATATTCTCGGAACTAAAATGCTAACGGGGATATCAGTTCAGAAGACCGCTAAATTAGTAGAAGAAAGATTTAATGTTTCTAAATATGAGGCCACAAGATTGGTTAGAACAGAAAGTACCCATTTTGCAAATAAGGCAGAAATGAAAAGTTATGAAGATGAAGGTATTAAGTATTACAAGTTTGTCGCAACATTAGACGGTAGGACTTCTGATATATGTAAAGGATTAAACGGAACTATATGGAGAGTAGAAGATGCTGTTGAGGGATATAACTATCCCGCGATGCACCCAGCCTGCAGAAGTACGACAGTTGCAATGTTTCCGGAAGAAGTAGGGGGAAAAGTTATGGAAAGTAATTATAAAAAGGGAGATGAATATTCATCAGCGGAAGATATCTTGAGCGAAATATATGAAACCAACAAGCAAGGGTATGAGGAAGAAACAGGAATACCTATCAACAGATAATTGACAATCTATTTCACATATGCGATTATTGTATAAATAAAAACCCCAAAATAAAAAATCCCAAAATAAAAACTTCAAATGAAAATACTCGACGGAGGTTAAACGGTTAATTTGTTTTTTTGGCGATTATGTCAGAAGAAGGAAACGCACCAGAAACAATCACACCAATTGTTTCAGAAAATGGGAAGGTGGCGAGGTTAAACAGGGTGAAGATAAGATGTTAACGCAAGAGCAATTTAATGAGGCTTTAAAAGATAGGCTGGAGCGAGAGCGAAAGAAAATCTTAAAAGAAGCTGAATCAAAAATTAAAGAAGCTCAAGCGGAAGCCGAAAGGTTGGCACAGTTGTCAGCAGAGGAGAAACAGAAAGAGTTGATTAAAAAAACAGAGGAAGAAATTAGCAGAAGAGAAAAGGAGGTTGCTTTAAGAGAAAATAGAATTGAAGCAACAGAACTATTTCAGAAAGCTAATATACCGATAAGTTTAGTAGACTATGTAGTTTCAGAGGACAAGGAAAAGACTTCTGAGAATGCAGAACTGTTTATTAAAAACTATAAGGAAAGTGTATCTCAAACTATTGCTGAACAACTAAAAGGAGTGCCACCTAAAGACTTAAAGACATCACAATCTGAACCAAAGAAAGTTATAACCTCATTTTAATTGATTTAATTAATTTGAGTTTAGTAAGAAAATGGCAAAAGAAGATGCATTAAGCATACTGTTAGCAGATGGAACAACTGCTGACAAGTTAAAAGAATCATACTCGGAATTAGTTGATATGGTTCAAAAGGGTGCAATCTCTACACAGATTAAGAACACCAATCTTTCTGGAAATCCTGAAGCTGGTTCTGTTGAAGTTAGAAGACTAATGACAGCAGAGTCTCAGGCTTATGGTACTGCTAGAACGGCAGGAAAAGGTGACAAAGTAAAGAATAATGGCGTTGTTGTGAATCTTGATCAAGACAAAGAGATTATAGAGGAAGTAGAATGGAAAGATATTCAGTTCTATGGTATTGATGGAATAATTGCAAAAAGACAGGTAAATCATCTAAATGCAATGGTAAGAGAATTAGACAGAGCATTCTTTACAGAAGCAGAGAGTGCAGGAAGTGCTGAAACTATTTCTAGTACAGCAATTGAAGATGTTATTGAAGAGCTTATTCAATCTGTTGAAACTGTTGAGAATGACAATGTTGACGGTGTAGATAGGGAAATGTTGGTCTTGACATTGAAGCCTCATATCTATGGGAAATTACTTAACAGATTAGATGTTGTGACAAATCCTAACGGGCAGAGCTACAATGCTTTTCACGGAGTAAGAGTATTTAGTAATACAAGACAGACAAAAGATGCAATCTGTATGGCAATAGGTGCAATAGCACAGCCAGTTGTATCACAGCCTTATGTGGTTGAACCTATACCTCTTTCAAACGCGGTGGCAATAGAGTTGTTCTATCACTATGGCACGAAAGCAGTAATGCCTGACTTGATAAAGTACGCAGAGATGAGTACATTCTCAGTCTAGTTCTTTAATAGTTAATTTAAGGGGCGAAGAAAATGGACGAAGTCGTTGAAAGAATTAAAGGCTATGCATTAGTTATAGACCCTGGGATGCCCGATAATGAGGTTTTAGACCAAATTGTAATGGAAGTAGTTGATAGAGTTTTGATATACACTAATAGATATCAGCTGGTTTCTGGATATGAGAAGTTCTTGAAGGGGGAATACTATGAAGGAAACTATACTGTTGATGTTGATGGGAATAGGCTACCAATTTTACCAATCCCTATTGAATTAGAGAGATCTATTGCGAAAGTGGTAGTTTCTAGTTACAAGGGGATTGATAAATTGGTTAATTCTGAAAATCCTGAAATTAGAAGTATATCAGATAACGGACAATCAATTACTTATGGTGAATACGTAGGAAATTATTTTAGTTCTAAAGACGACTCGGACATCTTTGCCTCTACTAAAAATATTCTGGATAATTTCAGGATACCAGTAATAGTTAAAACCGAGTTTTTCTATGAGGATTACAGAGGATTATAAAAAAAGTATTGCAAAGACCTTTTATGACAAAGAAATACAAAGATATAGCATAAAAAAGGACACTGATGATGAAGGCTGGGTCGGTGAAGAGGTTTTACAAGAAGGCAAATCATTCTATGGAAATGTCAAATATGGAAATCTTGGTAGAGTTCTAAAAGAGCAGGGAGTAGACATTGAAGGAGATTTAGCGATAACTACCAATGAGACATGCTCTATCGGAGAGATTTTAGGATTTGGCAATTACTATTACAAAGTATCAAAGTTTCTGAAATATGATACTCATAATTTAGTTGTTTGTGATATATGGCAGGAAAGACAGTCGTTGTCGGTATAAAAAACTTAGAGAAATGTATTAATAAGTTTAAATCGGTTGAGGATATAGATCTAACGCCTGTTATTAGTAAAGCAACGAGGATTGTTCAGCGAGATGCCAAGATACTAGCTCCTGTCGATACTGGAAATCTTATGAACCATATATTTGAAAAGACTCTAAAGAAAGAAACCGTGTCTGGTGCAACTAGTGCGGTCGGTGTAGTGTATACAAATGTAGAGTATGCAGTATATCAGGAGTATGGTTGGAGTAGAACATACCCAAGTGGAAAGACTGTTGTATATTCAGGAAAAGCATTTATGAGACCAGCACTACAAAAGAACAGTGGTTTAATAGATAGAATGATCGAGAAGTATATACAAGATAAATTAAAAACTATTAAGAAATGATAGAGCCTAAAAGTCAGATATACACAATATTAAAAAAGGTAACTAACAATGTCTATCAAGCAATGCCAGAAGTAAATGTTGTATATCCTTGTATTATCTATTCTATCAGTGGAAATGAACCACAATATACGGTTGATCAGGAATTAGAATACCAAATAGTAGAGGCAAAGATTGATATTTATGACAAGACGAGTAAAGGGACAGGAACTTTACTTGTTAGTCTTGTAAATGAAATGCTGGATAATGGATACAGAATGACATACTGTGCAGATATCCCGAACGAAGACAGTAGCCATATAAGTACATTATTCAGTACAATAATATAAATGAAAAGGTTTAATTTATTATTTTAGAGAAAATGGCAACAAAAAGTTTAGGAACAACCCTAACAAAGACGAAATCTGGAAGCGAGTCAACAGACCTAGTAATAAGTGGACTTACTTCTATTGGTGAAGTCGGAGTTGAAAGTGATGAAATTGATGTAACAACACTTTCAAGCACAGGAGGTTTCAAAGAGTTTATTGCTGGTTTTAAGGACGCTGGTGAAGTTTCTTTAGCAGGATATATCTCTGACGAGGGACAAGTAGAGGCTTTACTTACACTAGCAAGTTCACAGTCAATAGAGAAATGGACTATTACAACACCTAACGGTGCAACTTGGAAGTTTAATGCATTCGTAAAATCATTCAAAGAGAGCGAGGCAACAATAGATGGCGTTAGAGGGTTTAGTGCAAGTTTAAGAATAAGTGGCGTACCTGAATATACAGGAGCTGGGGCTAGTGTATAGAATATGGGGCAGGGAACTGCCCTGTATTTTTGAAACCGAAATAACTTTTAACAAAAAAAATAAATGGAAAATGATAAGAGTATAAAAACGGATTTAGATTTTAATGCAAAAAAAATTGCTAAACTAGAGAAGGAGACTGGTTTGCCCTTTTTAGAAATCTTAAGTAAGTTTAGTATCGAAAATATAAACCTACTCATTAAATACGGCTTAGAGGTTGATGAAGAGACTGCTTATATTTTGATTAATGATTATCTAAAAGAAAAGGATATAACAGAATTATATGTTTTAATTTTAGAGGAGTTACAAAATAAAGGTTTTTTACCACGAACAGTCAATCTAAAAGAGATATTGAGCAAAACTCAGGAGCAAATGAAGATGTAGAAGGTTGGTTTTGGAAGTATTGGGAAGAAAATGAAAAAGTGGCAATAACAGTAGGGCTTAGTATTGAACAGTATTGGGATTTGAACCCTAAGCAATTTGAAAAATATATAAAGGCTTATATAGAAAATGAAAAGAAGAGGTTAAGAGAGGCTGACACGAACAACTTTAATCTAGGGAAGTACATTGCTTATGCAGTCAACGACCCTAAAAAGTATCCTAGAAAGCCTTTTTTAGAGGACAAATTAAATAAAATGGAAATGGACGAAATGGTAGGAAAAGAAATGAGTGTTGAGGAGATGGAAGAAATGATGAAACGAAATACCATAATTTTAGGTGGCAAGATTAAGAAAAATGGCAAAAGAGACAGTTGAAGAGTTAGAAGTTCTAATAACTGCAAATGCAGATAAGTTAAAACTAGAACTTCAAAACACAAATACAAAACTTTCAGAATTGCAAAATCAGGTTGGTGGCGTTAATAAGAGCATTGGAACTAATCTGGTTGGTTCTATTGTTAAGGCGAACATTGCTACTAAAGTTCTAACTGGAATATTAAGAACAACTGCAAATATTACAAAGACTGTAATTACAAAGACATTTCAGCTAGGCAGCCAATACACAAGGTTAAAGACGGCAACAGAAGTTGTTACCAGAAATATGGGAATGACAACCGAACAGGTAGAAGGGCTTAGAGATGCTCTGGAAGATGCAAATACTTATGGTACTCAAGCAGAGAATGTTATTAAAACACTTGCCTTATCAGGACTTGTGGATATGGCAAATGGATTAAAAGCTATTGACGCTAGAACAGGCAAAGCGGTAGAAGGTACAACAGCTCTAATTCTAACCATGAAGGATCTAGGGGCAACTGCTGGAATTGATAGTGCTGAGGCAATTGATAGATTGAGTAAGTTCGTAAGAAGGGGAGAGGTGGCATTTGCTGATGGGCTTGTTGAAATC